GGAACAAGCAATACAAGTATTACGTCCATGTTCTTTCAGCCTAGACATCGATGGATTTCGCATGCATTATCAACTAGTGTTGTTCATAGCGACTTATCAACCAACACACTTGCTTATACAAGTGTCGTCGGTAATTTACTAACAAATGCATACGATACTTACCAAGATGAATCGGGTGATGCTAATCGACCAGGTGTTACTATGATGGGAACCGATTTTGTTGCTAGTGCCGGGGGTCTGTCGGCTTGTGAATTCGACGCACATGTCTGGAAAATCACATTGACTTTATAATAAACTATAAAAAATTATAAACTATACAAAATTATAAACTATACAAAATTATAAACTATAATAAACTATAAAAAATTATTAATAATTATAAATTATTAATAATATGTATTAGAAAATGGTAAATATAAATATTCCTTTATTATTTGATATATCTGCAGGAGGTATTGTTTTTGGGCAGGCCACCTCCGCAATCGACGTGTTTGATTCTCATTTAAAATTTCAATTATACGGTGATTCCAGTGCAGGATTAATAGACGAGTTTAAGAAAATTTTGTACGGTGATTCAGCGGCAAGTGACTCGAGTGGCGTTCTTTTTTATTCAAGTGATTCTACTGATATTTCGACCACATTGGCAAATATTATTTCAACCAAAATTTTAGGTGAAAATTCCAAATTAATACAACCTTCCCAACAAACAACGGATAGTTCCAACAATGTTATTGATAATTTTACAGTTAAATATAAACCACCAGGTATACCTCTGCCAAATTATTCTGCCAACTTTGATGCTTTAGGGAGAAATGATGGACCAAACCCCACAAATAATACTGGTTACGATGTTACCGGTCAAAATTACTACACAGCAGGTATAACAGATGGTACAGGAACTTCATTTGGTAGAACATTGATTCGATTAATGTCGACGCATCTAATGGGACACCCATTTGCACAAGGATTTTTAGCAAATGAAAGTGAAATTGTTGCAGATATATCCAATGCGAATACAGGTGACCAGCTTAAAGAGCGCTTGTTGAAAAACGACCCTCTATTATACTCGGTCCATGGTACCGGTGATGCCGGGAAAGTGGATATTTCCAGTGCTACTATTATTTCCACACATGCTACCAACAGTGAATTTGACCTCTTCCAACCGACGCTTAAAACAGCAGGTATACGCAATGCTTTGTTGCAATCGTTGTATTCTGGATTATTAGCGTCCGATACATCACGATTTGATATGTCGATGAACGGATTAGATGTTAGCAGTAATAATTTGTCAGGTGATGATTATGATTCTGGTAATCTTGATTCAAGTTATAATGTACCTAGACGATTGCCATTTAGAGCCGGTGATACATTGTCGTTTTACTTTAGACCAAGAGTGAAATTAAATACAGATTCTAATGTTTCAGACCATACTGGACAAGTTTATTATGGTAATGACGACTTAAGTGGTGTGGGACAAAGTGGGAAGTATTTAAGTACAGCAGCCAAGATTCAAGAAATGTTTTACCAACCCCGGCATAGGTGGATTGCGCATCAAAATGCCACAAAGGTTTATCAGTCTTCCGCTACTGCAGAAAATTTGGTTTCAGGTAATGGTTACGATACATATGCTGGTTCTGCCAGCGATACAGTGCCAAATATTCTCATGACCGGTACCGATTTACATAGAGAAATGGCAGTAGATGGTTCGACTTTAGGTACGGGTGATAGTACAATGTTTGATGGACATGTCTGGCGAATTAAGATTAACCTTTAAGGGGACGTCCCCTTATGAACCCCTACTTTTTTGAGTTTTTGAGTTTTTGAGTTTTTGAGTTTTTGAGTTTTTTATATATTTTATGTTACAAACATAAAATATTTAAATAAAATATATGAATTCAATGTTTGCAAAAAGTTCAGAACCATTATCCCAAAGTGAAAGAATTAAGAATAAAAGAAACAAGGCCATTTTCCAAGGTGTATCCAACTCAAATGATGTTTGTTTAGATAAAACAGGAAATATCAAGAATGCCAAGAATTACGAATGCTTCATGAACACAGTTAATGGTTACTATGAATGCAAGAAAACTGACATATCTAATAACAGAAATTGCTTCAACACGTTTTTAGAAAGTGGGACAGACCAATTCAGTGTGGCAACTTTCCAGGACGCAAGAAGTAATTTCGTTGATTTCCAATTGTACGACGAAACCAACGACAAGGCAGCAATAGGTAGAAAAAATGTAAAATCAAATCCAAATGGGACCAACAGTTTCCATTCAAGTTTAGGCAGCGGTGACACCGCTGATGTTGGTATTAATACCGCAGCAAACATCACATATCCTTATGAAAAACCCGGGTTATGTTCCGATTATGTATTGCAGAAAGTTTCTTTTTTCGACCCATCCGGTAATTTCGGTAACCAATTTGCAAAAGATATTAAGAAATTTTTTCCACTTACAAAAATAGGAACTTAATATATAATGGTTAATAAAGCTTTATTGATTGGTATAAATTATTTAACTAGTAGTAAATATAGATTGAGTTCGCCCATCAATGATGTCAATATTATAAAAGATTTCTTAATTAATTATTTAAATTACAACGAAGAAGATATTATTATATTAAGCGATTCTCCAAAAGAAAAAGAAAGTGCCAGTTTTTTTAATATCGTAAAACATCTCAAATTATTGGCTACAGAAATGACTTCTCAAGATTTCTTATTTATGTATTTCAGTGGTCACGGTGGTAGCGTTGTTGACATTAATGGTGACGAAACGGACCGAAAAGATGAAATGTTTTTACCCCAAGACTGGCAAGTTAGTTATATTTCGGATGATTTATTTAAATCATTGCTTCTAGATTACAAATGTAAGTTGTTTATTATGTTTGATTGTTGCAATTCTGGTACAATATGTGATTTGAAATTTTCATATAATATTAAAGATAATACGTTAATGAATTATTTAAAAAAAGTTGACGATGATGTTCCAGATATAGTATGTGTTTCATCGAGTGGTGAGAATAAAAACTCTTTTGAAAAATATATTAATAAAAATTTGATTAATACGGATGTCAATAAATTTTACGGTGAATTTACTATTTTCTTTGTTCATATTTTAAAATATTATTTAGAAGAAAATCTATCTTTCGAAAATTTTATTTATAATGATTTAATAAAATTAATGAATTATTATGTTAATCCGCTACCCGATGGTGATTTTTCTGTTTCAGAGAAATTATTACATCAAAGTATTTATAGTACAAATTTAAAACCATTTGTATCGTTAAGTTACCAAGAATTAAAGGATGAAAAATTTTTTTCGAGTAATAGTTCTGAAAGTTTATCGCGATTTAAAGAAGAAGGCGCAATTAACGGTTTAAAAAAGAAAAACCAATCTTCGCTATCCCATAAAGTTTTAAGGCAACACAGGAAAATAGATTTTTTAGAAAAGATAAATAAAAAACTAGTAGAAAAAAATAATAAGTTATTGACAATTATTAATCAAAGAGCAATGATTAATAATTTTGGCATGGTTATTAGTTGAAATGGGTTTCATGTGTTTTGTGGGTTTCATGTGTTTTGTGGGTTTCATGGTGTGGTTTCATGGTGTGGTTTCATGGTGTGGTTTCATGGTGTGGTTTCATGTTGGGTATAATTACATATTATTTTTTTGACATTCATTTATAAAAGAATGGCGCAAAGTACTTTAGGTGCTTCAATGTTAAACGGTGAAAATAACAATGGTCTATCATCTTATTTTACAGAAGACGAGCGTACATTCGGTGGTGAAGACCCAAGTAGCGTTGTTAAATCTTATAATGCTACAAGTAGCTCATCTGGTGGTGAGGTGACGATTATTATAGGTGGTTCATTTGGTGGGAATGGTGGTAATATTTCATCGGTTTTATCCACAAAGTTGAAAGAAATGCTTAATAATTACGTTCAACCGTTCGTAAACGATGATATATCCGGGACTGTGCAGGCGAATATTAACTCGACTCTTTATTTAACAACTTTGTCGGATTTCGGTGCTTTCGCTCCAACCGTGGGTACAGACCAATCAGAATGGACGGATAACCAACTTATTTCGTCTTTTGCTCTTTCAACTATAGGGGTTGTTAATCGTGGATTATTATTATATCTTGATAATGAAGATTTGCAGGTGCAAGTGGCAATTATAGCTGACCAAATTCGTAATGAACTTTCACCGAAACTTATATCCCAACAAGCGGGTATTATGATTAATATTACTACGTCTGCAACTATCGACCTTCGTTATGTTTTTTACGTTGAAAAATATGGTCCACCCATCGGTGGTATTTTTGACCCCATTAAATTAGCCGAATTTGCTTAATTATTTAAATTTATTTTAAATTAATTTATTTTAAATTAAAATTATTAATTTAAAATATACAAATGAGTTTTTATAAAAAAGTTAATACAATTATTGATGATTTGAAAGATATTAATCAAATGTATTTTAAACTTCAACATAAAGTCATAACTCCCAAACAAAAGGTTGAAACAATACCGGCAGCAGGTGTTAGGGGTACGTCGAATAATGTTGCAAATCATCGTTGGCCATCTACTCTACGTAGGTTTTGAAATCAACGATTTTAATAAAATATTTTCTTTTTTCAACCTGTTTATTTCTTCTTTGCTATTTTCGGGGGTTGATATATCGGTATTTTCATCATATACCATGTTTAAAATGTTGTAAAATGTGTTTTTTGAATTCTTTGTTGTTTTAACAATGTATTTAAATGTTTCCACCGATAGTTTTTCACCATCGTTTGACGAATTATAGATTGTTACTAATTTTGAGGATATAATCCCTTTTGGGTGCTGATAAACAATATAATTTATTTTATCGTAATTAATAATGTTATTTTCAATCCATGAAATAATTTGTTGGTTCATTGATTAAACTTTTAAATTAACTTTTAAATTGATGTAATTTAATTACTTTTACATCAATCCAATTTGGAATCTCTTTTTTACAAAATGGCTACACATGATTTCGGGAACACACAAGGAATGGAAACCGAAGTAACTAATGAATTAACCGAAGTAACTAATGAATTAACCGAAGTAACTAATGAATTAACCGAAGAAACTAATGAAGTGACTAATGAATTAACTGGAGAAACTAATGAAGAAACTAATGAAGAAACTAATGAAGAAACGAATGAAGAAACGAATGAAGAAACTAATGAAGAAACTGATGATTATACTGAAGATGAAACCGAATATGAAACCGACGATGAAACAGAAGATGAAACTGATGAAGAAACCGAAGAGACCTTGTTTTTTGAATACAATGAAGAAACACCAAATCAAGAAACAAAAGTTCCAGATGAAACACCAGATGAAGAAACAAAAGTTCCAGATGAAATGTTTTTTGAATACAATGAAGAAAGTAAAACGTGTTCTATTTGTTATATAGATTTATCGTTTGATAATGTTGTAAATACGAAATGTAATCATTTATTTTGTAAAACATGTTTCTTTCGATGGTTAAAACAAGGATATAACTGTCCAATGTGTAGAAGAAATTTTGTTTCAATAGAAAAATGGTACGAAGGAATCGATGCAAACATTGAAATAAGTAATAGTATACATCTATCAAATAAACTACAAGTAGATAGTATAGTTTTATCAAAAAGATGTAAAAGTTTAACAAAAAATATTAAAAAATTGGAATTTTGGAATAATCAAAATATGAAAAGACAAATTTCTTTAAGACAACAAATTGATTATTCGGAAGGTTTTATTCATGGTATTGAAAATAATATTGATAAAAGAAAAATTGATTTTGAGGCTGCATCCAAATCACCATGGTTTTCCGGTTATACAAAGGGGTATTTCGCACATAGACGAATGAAAACTGAAACTGGTGATGACTTTCTTAATGGAACAGGTCAAACAAATTTATGAACATATTGTCTTATATAAATATATATGTATACAATTTTTTTACAAATTTTATTATTATTTTTAATATTATATTTTTTATTGAGAAATCAGAAAAATAATATTATTCATTCGCTAACTAGTAATATAGAAGCTTTAACAAATAATATTGATGTCGTTTTGGTTGGAGATAGTATGTTGGAGAATAGCAACTATGTTTCCAAAACAGTAGGTGCCAATATAAAAAATACACATAAAAACACAATTGTTTTAGCCAAAGATGAATCTATAGTGGACGATGTAATTATTCAAGTAAAAAAAATACCAAAAGAATTAAACAATAAAAATACGTATGTTTTTTTATCGATTGGTGGTAATGATTTATTGAATATTTATAAATATTCAAATAAAGATATTGTTGATTTGTCCCATATTGATGTATTATTTGCCAAATACATTAAAACAATTAATTTTATAACAAAAAAATACAAATTTAAGTTGGTTTTATTAAATATATATTACCCACAAGATTATTCATATTTGAAATTTCATAAAATTATTAAAACATGGAATGAAAAATTATTTTCTTTTTCTAAAAATAAAAATTTACAAGTTTTAGATGTTAGTAAATTATTAAATAAAAAAAAACATTTTACAAATGGTATTGAACCATCCGAAATAGGTAGTGTAATTTTAGCCGATAATATTAAATCTTTTTAATTGTTTTTTTAATTTCTTTTAATTTCTTTTTTATAATCTTTTTTATACTCTCTTTCGTTTTGCTCTCTTTCTTTTCTATAACGCATATATTTTTCAATTTTTTTACTACGTCTCACCTCGGTTTCGAATTTATTTGGGATTAATTTGGCTGTTCCACCACGGGTATTAATATTAAATCCCACACATAATGGGTCGTCTTGTACATCAATAATTGGATATAAATTTTTCTTATTCTGTTTCTTTACGTCGTCGTAAATTTGAATAACTCCAACTTCAAATCTTTGTTTACCATATTTTGGATATGAAAATAATAGTTTATTTTCATATTCGATAATTTTCCATTCTGAATCACATTCTTTCCCGATTTCGCTATAAAAAGTGTTAGTTTGCATGATTTTTGATGATTTTTTATGATATTTTATAATATTTTTATTAACACAACCTTATATTTGTATTAAATTCAATTTAAAAATTTAAAAATTTAAAAATTTAAAAATTTAAAAATTTAAAAATTTAAAATAATTTCATTCTAAATTTTTCCAGTAATACACCAGGTTTTCTCTGACTTCTATTTGTGTACGTTACTCTATTTTTTTGTGTTTTTTTAATAATAATATTTTGCATATTGCTACGAATGTTATTGGTAGTAGTGATATCTTTCATTACATTTATTGAATTTTCCACTGTTTCGTTGTTTTTTTCCATTAATTTATCTAATTCGATTTGACCGGCGGCTTCTTGATTAATCCAATTTTGTAGTTTTGCTTCTACTTTGTCTGCTGCGGCTTGGTCTGCTGCGGCTTGGTCTGCTGCGGCTTGGTCTGCTGCGGCTTGGTCTGCTGCGGCTTGGTCTGCTGCGGCTTGGTCTGCTGCGGCTTGGT